TACCGGCGGCGGAGATGGTGGCAGTTTGTTTGAACCATTCAACCTAGCCTATTCTAATACCTATTTGTTGGCATCAACTAATATGGGTGGTTTAGCAACATATTATGCATTTGCTAGTTATCAGAAACAAGTGGGTAAAATGTTCGGTAGTGATATTAATTTTACATTTAATAAAACTACAAAATTATTAACCATTATGCAAAAACCTTTTGGTAGTGAAGAACTTTTAGTTTGGATGTATAATTACAGACCAGATTTTAACTTACTACAAGATCCACAGGCATCACAGTGGTTGCGCGATTACAGCCTAGCCACTTGTAAGATCATCCTAGGTGAGGCTCGTGAAAAATTTGCCACTATTGCTAGCCCACAAGGCGGCACACAATTAAATGGTGCTGCACTCAAAGCAGAAGGTAAAGCTGAAATAGAAGTGCTAGAACAAGATTTGGTTAATTACAAAGATGGGGGCTCACCCTTAACTTTTGTCATAGGATAATTGACATTTTAATAAATCTATAATATACTAAGGTATGATTATAGGAATTACTGGTTTTATCTCCAGTGGCAAAGACACCGCAGCAGACTACTTGGTTAATTTCCACCAATTTAGGCGAGAAAGTTTCGCCAGCACACTTAAAGATTCCGTAGCCGCAGTATTTGGGTGGGATCGTGCTATGCTGGAAGGGCGCACAAAAGATGCCCGCGAACAAAGAGAACAAGTAGATACTTGGTGGGCAGAACGATTGGGTATGCCTAATTTAACTCCTCGCTGGGTATTACAATATTGGGGCACAGAAGTCTGCCGTCAAGGATTTCATGACAATATTTGGATCGCCAGTTTAGAAAATAAACTGCGTAATAGTCATGACGATGTTGTTATTACTGACTGCCGTTTTCCCAACGAAATTTCAGCAATTAAACGAGCGGGCGGCATGGTTGTTTGGGTACGTAGGGGTGAATTACCTGAATGGTACCGAGATGCTTGTGATGTAAACGCCGGTGAAAATTGTAAGAATTACATCGTTGCCCTAGAGCGTATGAAACTGCGTAATGTTCATGCCAGCGAAACTGCTTGGGTAGGAACTAAATTCGATCATATTATTGATAATAATGGATCCATTCAGGATCTTTATGACCAAGTAAAAATGTTGGTTAAAAATCCGGGGTAAGATCGCCCTGCCGCCAACGAACGCCGTCTTTATGTAGTACTCTTTGACAGTTAGCGCATACTGTTTTAAGATTAGTGAACCTACAATTTGTCAAATTCCCGTCTATGTGAAACACATTAAATGTTTCTGTATGAGGAGATTTAAACCCACAGCGGTCACAGACTGTTTTTTTTTGATATCCTGCTAACACCCACAACGGCCGAGTGGTTGTGTTCCCTCTAGCGCAGTGGTCGCACCGAGACCTATAAAATGCTTTGCCCTGTTTATAGTAGTTTATAGCAACAGGACGTTCTCCACATTTTTTACAAAGTTTTCTCATATACTGCCCTTTTACTGCCCTTTTCAAATGTATTTAATACTATTTTTTTTGGAGAAGCGCATAAATAAAACAAAGTAATCCATTAAGGAGATCGACACAATGGCCACATTAGCATCACCCGGCGTATCAATAACAGTAACCGATGAGAGTTTTTATACTTCATCTGGTCCAGGTACTGTACCACTAGTATTTGTTACATCAGCAGAAAATAAAAAGAATTCATCAGGAACAGGAATAGCACAAGGTACAACTTCCGCATATGACGGCCAAGTTTGGTTAATCACTAGCCAAAGAGATCTCGTAGATACTTTTGGAACACCGTTGTTTTATACTGATAGCAGTAACAATCCTGTAAATGCTGGTGAACAAAACGAATATGGATTACAAGCAGCTTATAGTTTATTAGGGGTTACTTCGCAGGTGTATGTGGCTCGTGCACCGATTGATTTAGGAGCATTATCTGCATCAACTAGTGTTCCAGAAGGTGCTCCTGTAGCAGGAACATATTGGCTAGATACTCGTTCTAGTTCTTTTGGAATCCAAGTATGGAATGCCAGTGGACGTGGATCATTTAGTTCAGTAACTCCTTTAGTTATTAACAACGACAATACTGCTACAACACTAACTGTTGGAAATTCAGGAATTCCGGTGGATAGCTTTGGTACACCAGGTAGCTATGCAGTGGTTGTTACATCAGATAACGGTGCAACAATGCCACAATCGTTTTGGTATAAAACCACAGCTACCAACAATGCATGGGTGGAGGTTGTTGATTATTTTGCTGGCGGCCCTAATTCAATCACTGTAAGAGTAACAGTTAGCCCGCATACACAATATCCTGATTACACCACTTCAACTCCTACTGGAAGTATTTGGATTAAAACAACTCCTCCAGGCAATGGTGCTAATTGGGTTATTAAAAATTACAGCGGTGTAACAAACACATGGAACACCGTAAATGCTCCTGTTTACAATAGCTCGTTGCAGGCAATTAGCCAACTAGATCGTGCGGGCGGTGGAAAGAATATTCCAGCCGGCACATTATTTGTCGAATCCGATCCTAAGCATAACCTTCTTAGCGGCGGCTCTGTTCGATCGGAATTTAAAGTATGGAGAAGACATGCTACCAGTCCAACTACAGTAACTGGTGCTGCATCTACTGCTACTAATGCATCAACTGCTGAATTTTTTATTAGAGAGACTTCTAACAATACATCCACATGGGGACCGGTAGTAACTATTTCGGTTCCATCGGGCGGCGGATTTTATATCGGATCGTTGATAGAAGCCGCTGTTAACACATCCGCATTAATAAATGTCAGTGCTTCGTTCGACAGCAACACTAATAAATTATCACTGACTCACAAACTGGGCGGAGATTTTGAAATTTTAGACGGAACAAATACTCCATTAGCTAACGCAAATTTATATTCTGCTACTGTAGCTAATCTATATGCTGCTCCTGCTAACGAAGACCTTGGATTTAACAGTGGCTTCATTGCTTCAAACTGGAAACCATTAGTTTATGAAGCATCAAATAATGCTCCTTATACATTGCCAGATAATGGCACATTATGGTATGATGCACGTTTACACGATGTAGATATCATGATTAATGATGGCAGCAAGTGGGTCGGGTATCAACACTATGACGGATTCTTAAATGGATTAACTAATGGTGTTAACCCAACCGATTCGTTAGGACCAACTGTTAGTGCCACAATGCCTACTACACAGCAGGACGGACAGACAGCCCTAACAGATGGTGATATTTGGATCGACACTTCAGACATTGATATGTACGGACAAAATGTTTATGTATACGATGGCACAGTACTCAAGTGGATCAAACAGGATGTAACCGATCATGTTAGCCCAAATGGATGGGTATTCTATGACGCTCGTTGGTCAGATCATGGCCAAGACAATATGGAATATATAACACCTATTTCAGATCTTTTAGTCAGTGACTATGTAGATCCAGATGTTGTTGATCCTGCTCTATATCCAAAAGGCACACGCCTATGGAACCTGCGTCGTTCGGGCTTCACAGTTAAGAAATACGAAGCAGGCTATATTAATATTAATGCCAATAACGGATTAAATGCTGCTTACAATAATGATACAATGAACGGTGCTACACCTTATAGTTTAGACCGTTGGGTGTCGATTAGTCCAAATACCGATATGGGTGTAGGAACTTTTGGTCGCCTCGCTCAACGTTCAGTTGTTGTTAAATCATTAAAATCATTCATTGACACTAATTTAAAAATTCGTGACACTGATACTGTAAACTTTAATCTAATTGCCACTCCGGGTTATCCAGAAATGATTGGCAACATGGTGGGTCTAAATACTGATCGCGGATTGACTGCGGTAGTGGTAGGAGATACTCCGTTTAGATTAGAAAATAATGCTTCTGCATTAACAGCATGGGGTAAAAATACCAATAATGCATCCGACAACGGAGATGATGGATTAGTAACACACGATCCGTATACTGCTGTATGGTATCCAAGCGGAAGAACTACAGACAATACTGGAAATAAAATTGTTGTTCCTCCTAGCCATATGATGTTAACCACTATTATTAATAGTGACAACGTCAGCTATCCTTGGTTTGCTCCTGCAGGAACAAACAGAGGTAAAATAACCAACGCATCCAGCGTTGGGTATGTTGATGCAACCACTGCAGAATTTAAAACTGTATCACTATATCAAGGATTGAGAGATGCAATGGCTCCATTAGAAATTAATCCAATTGCTACAATTCCTGGAGTAGGATTAGTTAACATGGGGCAATATACATTATCACCAGTTGCTAGTGCATTAGATCGTATCAATGTTGCAAGACTAGTAGCATATCTACGCCAAAAACTACCGTTAGCTGTCAAGCCATTCTTGTTTGAACCTAATGACAGTCAAACACGTAATGAAGTTAAGGCCGCAGTGGAAAGTATTTTGAGTACTTTAGTTGGTCAACGTGCTCTCAACGACTTCGTTGTAGTATGCGACAGCAGCAATAACACACCTACAAGAATTGACCAAAGTCAACTATGGGTGGATATTGCTATTGAACCAGTCAAAGCAGTTGAGTTTATCTATATTCCATTACGCTTACTTAATACCGGTGCTATTGCATCAGGTAACTTAGGTGCTGGATTTCCAGGAAGCAGTTCCGGAGTTTAATAGTACAAAAGAATAAGGAATAATTAAATGACAATTTCAAATCTAGCATATTTTAGCGTACCGCTATCAACAGACCAAAGCTCCCAGTCTCAGGGACTGTTAATGCCAAAGTTAAAGTATCGCTTTCGCGTTACTTTAGATGGTTTTGGTGTAGCAGGCACACCTAGTACAGAACTTACTAAACAAGTTATGAATGTGACCCGTCCAGTAGCTCAGTTTGAAGAAATCAAACTAGCTGTTTACAACAGCACAGTTAAGCTGGCAGGCAAGCATTCATGGAATGATGCCACATTGACACTACGCGACGACATAACCGGAGCAGTAACTGGTAAAGTTGGTGAGCAGATGCAGAAACAATTCGATTTCTTTGAACAAAGTTCTGCTGCTTCAGGAATTGATTATAAATTCCTGATGCGTGTGGAACTACTGGACGGCGGCAACGGTGCTTATACTCCAACAGTTCTAGAATCTTTTGAATTCCACGGTTGCTGGATCAAGCAAGTAACATACCAAGGTGGTGATTACGCTAGCGCAACGGATCCTATGGATATTGCACTGTCGATCTGCTATGATAACGCACTACAATTGAATGGTGCAGGCCAATTAACTGGCATTGGACAATCAGTAGGCCGTACAATTGGTACTATGGCATTGGGTGGATAATTAACATTAAATTGTTAATAAAAAGCCGGGAGACCCCCGGCTTTTTTATTGGATAAATATTATTATGAGTAATGCCTTTACAAATTTTCTTAGTGATTTAGGAGACGGGCTGTTAGGAAAAGGCGGTGCTACTATGAAAGACTATCAACACGCTGATAGGCTTTATGTAGGAAATAATTATGCCCGTACTCCTAAGGTTGGATTTCTTTATTTTATTAATTTTAATATAAATCCAACAGTTTTAAGTAACCTACCTAATACTTCTTGGATTAAAAGAAAACACTACAGAGATGTAGGATTATTAGTAAAAGAAGTAGATCAACCCAAATTTACATTACAAACAGAAACATTAAATCAATATAATAGAAAAACAGTTGTACAAACTAAAATAATTTATCAACCAGTTAGTATAAAGTTCCACGACGATAATAGCGATATTAGCAACAATCTTTGGAAAACTTATTATCACTATTATTATATGGACGGTGTATACGGTGTTAGTAAGAACGGAAAATTAAACGATCCGCAATATGATAACACAAAATTCCAACCTGTTAATTATGCTTACGGATTAAGTAACAATCAAACAACTCCCTTCTTTGACAGTATCGATATATATGTTTTACATAGAGGTCATGGAGAATCTGATTTTACACAAATAACTTTGGTTAATCCTTTGATTACAGAATGGGCGCACGACAGTTTAAATCAAGATGAAGGTAGTAAAATTTTAACCAATAGGATGACAGTATCTTACGAATCCGTAATATACGATAGTGGAAAACTTCGAAGAGGAAATCCAAAAGGATGGGTTCCAATCTATTACGATCATACACTTAGCCCCATCAAATCGAGTATTGGTACATTAGGTGGAGTATTAACCGGGTTCAATGATATATTTGGAGGAAATGGATCGTTAGCTAATGCCTCTAGTCCATTAGATTATCTAGGAGTAGCACTACAAGCAAAGAATTTATTTCAAGGAACTACTGCTCTTATAAATTCTGGGCAGGCTGCAAAACAAGGATATAGTATATTAGGCGGTGTATTAGCCGGAACAGTTGTGTCGGGGTTATCGACTCCTTTTCCTAATAATAATGCTTCGGGTATTCCCAGTAATACCAATGCTAGTACTAACGGTTCTACTCAAGCGACCGCATCTACTGTAGCAACTAAAGGATCTTAAATATGGCTGCACCATATACAAACTTACCACCGGCATCTAACAATAATTCTAATAATGGTAGTGTATTACAAGCAGTAGCTAATTATTATTCGGCACCTATTCAAATGGATGCTAATGTATTGACCGCAGTAATTAGTTTCTTTACTCAAAGAGGATTTGACATAACAGCCGCACAGGCATTGGCAACAGTAATTATTAGTCAAGCGCGACAGGATAATCTTAATCCTTTGCAGATAGTTGATACCATGAAAGGATTAACTAATATAGAGATTAGTGCGTTAGTAGCAGAAATAATTAACTATACTAGATTTAAAACTAGTTTTCTAGGATACGGACAAACATATATTACTAATGCAGAAGTGAATAGAAATGTTTTATCATGAGTTTAAAATTCAGCCAAGGTGCTTATAAATTAAAAAATCCCGAAAAGTACATGGGCACTCGAATGCCTTTATATAGAAGTAGCTGGGAATATACTTTTATGTCATTCTGTGATAATAACCCTAGCATACAAGAATGGGTTAGTGAAGGTGTAAAAATTCCTTATAGAGATCCGTTAACCGGAAAACAAACCGTCTATGTTCCAGATTTTCTCATAACCTACCTTGATAAGAATATGACAAAACACGTGGAATTAATTGAAATCAAACCTGCTAATCAAATGTTGCGAGAACGTGTAGGTAAAAATCCCTATAATCAAGCACAGTATGTAAAAAATATGGCCAAGTGGAAAGCTGCAAATATTTGGTGTAAAAATCAAGGTATAAAATTTCGGGTAATTAATGAAACAGATATTTTCCATAATGGGTCCAAAAAGAAATAAGTAATATTATGACTAAAAGATTAGAAGAAGTTTTAAACATAGCACCTACAGAAGAACCATTGATACAGCCTACTCCTGTGGTAGAACAGCCGGTGATCAATCTCCAAGATAAATTGGAAGAATTTGACAAGATCGCATCTGCATTACCCCGTGTAAAAGGATTAGGAGATATGGCAGATGCAGAATTCGATGCATTAGCAGCTAAAGCAGAACAGGCCTATGATGATTTGATGGATTTGGGTATGAATGTAGAAGCTAGATATGGATCTCGTATGTTTGAAGTAGCTGCTAATATGATGAACGCCGCGATTGCTGCCAAGTCTGCTAAAATCGATAAAAAGCTAAAAATGATTGATTTACAGCTGAAAAAATTAGCTATTGATAAGAAAAATAGCAACAATGACACCGTGGAAGGTGAGGGATACATACTTACAGATCGTAATAGCATCCTGGAAAAACTCAAGAATTTGAATAAATAAAACATTATGAAGAATTTTAAAGATTATCTATCAGAATCCATTGCCGCTAAAAAACACGAATTTCGTGTTAAAGTAGCTGGCACTATCACCAAAGAGCAAGAAGTAAAACTTGAATCAATGTTAGCTCGTTATCAAGTAGATGCTTTTAAAAAACTAAAAACTACTCCAGTTCAATCTTTGCCTTTGGACTTTCCACAAGTACGTAATTGTGAAGTAAATATTTTTGAAATAGTTCTAGGTTATCCTACAACACAACAAGAATTAACTGAATACATCAGTACAGGATTAGGAATTAGTAAACAAAATCTAGCAGTTCGTCGACCAGGCGAACCTAGCGAAGAATATCAAACACCCAGCGAACCACGAAAAGGTGCTCTATTAGATGACCCCGATTATAAAGAAGCCGGCACACCAAAATTTGAAGACTTTTATGGTGACAAATATAATACCGGCTTTGTTAAAGAATTAAATGATATCTTAAAATTACAACGTAAAGAAAGAGGCGAAGTTATTCCTACAGAAGGCGCCGCCAATTATCTTACAGATACTCCTGCCTATACTAAGAGTGCTATAGAACAGGCACCAGACCCAAGGAAAAAATAATCATGCAAATGATCGATGTACTAAAGCGTTTACAAGAACTAGACGCAAATAATTCAAATGTTATTAAAGAATCCACTGTAGAAGAATGTGGTCCTATGGGAATGATGTCTCCTACACAGCCAAAAACTCCTGCTACAATTAATATCACAGCAGACAGCGGAGAAGAATTAGGCAGTATGTTATCTGCTATTATGAAATTAGCTGGGGTTAACAAGGTCGAACCGGATCATTTAGGCAAAGAGCACGATCCATCAATAATGACTGCTACACCAACTTTAGGAATTCCTGCTACCGATGGCGAAGTTATGCGTGGTGTATTAGATAAAATGAACCCAGAAGTAGGTGATGGCGAAGAAGAAACAGACGAAGCCGATTCACACAGCGCACAATTTGATAACACACCAAATGATCCTCGAGACACACCGGCATTTGATGCTAACGAATATTCTTCAAACTCTAACGACGGCAGCGGAGACGACGAGCAAGGCAAGCCGAGAACAATGTCACAACCTGCTGCTTTAGAAGCGCGTTTAATGGATGAATATAAAAAGTTTATTAGCGAAGACCGCGATGACGATGATTATTTTTCAGGAATTTCTCGCGATGTAGATGCAATGAGTCATGGTGGAGATGAATATTCTCCACGTCACGATCCATTAGCAAGATTTGGCGGTGCAGGCGGCGACGCAGATGCAGCAGTACACTCGCTAGGCGATATTGTTAAAAAGGATGAAGAGCCAGTAGTTGCTCATGCGTATTTTGACAACGATGCTGTTGAAAAAAATCTACGCCGCGCCAAACATGAAAAATTAGAAAAAGATGAAAACGGTAATTGGTATTTTCCAGTAAGAGGAAAATTAGCCAGCAGAGAAACAAAACACCACCTGGTATATCTGCAACGCTTCTTTGGCGAGCCTACACACGTAGAAAAAGCAGAAGAACCAGCAATGGATAATGATTAACACCTTAAAGGCATAGCCATTCAAATAGGCTCTACGGAGCCTATTTTTTTGATTAAATACAGCATGGCGTTAAAGTCACAAAATAAATTAGTTAAAACTGCTCATACTACTCAAAAGTTTACTAATCAACAAATTGAAGAGTTATCAAAATGTTTAGATCCTGTTCAAGGGCCGCATTACTTTCTTGATAACTTCTTTCATATTCAACATCCTGTTAAAGGTAAGTTACAATATACAGCATTTGAATATCAGCGTAGACTTATTGATTCCTATCATGATCATAGATTTAACGTAAACTTATTACCTAGACAGACTGGTAAAACTACTACAGCAGCAGGCTATTTGTTATGGTATGCAATGTTTATACCAGATAGTACTATATTAATTGCAGCACACAAATATACCGGTGCTAAAGAAATCATGAGCAGAATAAGATTTGCTTACGAGCTTTGCCCTGATCATATTAGACCAGGTTGTACCAGTTATAACAAAGAAAGTATAGAATTTGATAATGGTTCGCGTATTGTGGCACAAACAACTACAGAAACTACAGGACGCGGTATGTCGCTATCTCTCTTATATGCTGACGAATTTGCGTTCGTACCGCCCAACGTTGCTAGCGAATTCTGGACCAGTATTTCGCCTACATTAGCTACTGGTGGTAAAGCTATTATTACATCCACACCTAACAGTGATGAAGATCAATTTGCCTTAATATGGAAAGAAGCCAACAAGAGATTTGATGAACACGGAAATACCACCCCAGTAGGTAAGAATGGATTCTTCCCTTTCAAAGCACATTGGCAAGAACATCCGGATCGTGATGAAAAATGGAAAACCGAAGAAATGTCTCGTATTGGCGAAGAAAGGTTTCGTCGTGAGCACGAATGCATCGGTGGAAATTCTCTTATAACAATTAAATGGCCTAATGGTAAGATAGAAAAGATCTCAATAATAAAATTAAAAACTTTGTTAAGTTCGTAATATTTGACGAAATAATAAATAATATTATGAAAATTCACAAACATCATATTATACCTAAACACGCGGGCGGTACTGACGATCCGGATAATTTAGTAGAATTGACTATTGAAGAACACGCCGTTGCTCACAAAATATTATATGAAAAATATAATCGTTGGCAGGATAGGGTGGCTTGGTTAAGTTTATCTGGAATTATGAAAGACGAAGAAAGAATTTACGAAATATTAAAAAATTCTAATCCGGGTGGATATAAACACACCAAAGAAGCAAAGAAAAAATTATCCGAAATGCGTATGGGAGAAAAAAATCCAATGTATGGAAAAACTGCTCCCAATAGAGGAGTTAAACGGCCCGGTGTAGGTGGTCGCAAGAAAGGAACAAGGTGGTCAATTGAGGAAAGAGAAAAACAAATTAAAATTAGATCTGCTAACGGGTACTATGATTTTACTAAAGATGCTGCTAGAAATAAAAAAATTAGCGAGTCTAAAAAAGGTTCTATAGGATCCGCCAAAGGAAAGAACTGGTATAATAATGGTAATATTGAGACCTATAGTTCGTCATTCCCGGATGGTTTTACTAAAGGGAGATTACCACGTCTTCAATTGGCAAAGAGAGGAATGCTGTGGTATAATAATGGAATAGTTAATAAACAGTTTAAAGAAAATACACAACCAGAAGGATATATTCGTGGAAGAATTACTAAAAAATAATCTCGGTTTACAAGTTTTAACAGATACCGGCTGGAGTAATTTTGATGGATTGCTCGACAAAGGAATTAAGGAAACGGTCGAGGTTAAAACAAACACCAAAACAATTATATGCACACCGGATCATAATTTTTTTAATTCAGAATTTTTACCTATAGAGGCTAAAGAATTAATTCCCGGATCATTAATACAAATTGATTCCGGAGCTGATACTGTTATTTCTGTTGAATTTAAAAAAGAAGAACCTGTATACGATCTTTTTAACGTAGAAAAAAATCACAGATTTTACGCTAATGACATATTAGTGAAAAATTGCGAATTCTTAGTATTTGATGAAACATTAATTACTGCTATCAAACTTGCCGATTTAGAAGGTATAGAACCCATAATGAAAATGGGGCAGGTGAGATGGTATAAAAAAATAAATCCCAAATGTACATATCTAGTAGCACTAGATCCTAGTTTAGGAACTGGCGGTGACCCTGCGGCTATACAAGTACTTGAACTACCGTCTTTTGCCCAGGTAGCAGAATGGCAGCACAATACTACTCCAATTCAAGGGCAAACTAGAATATTAAGAGATATTTGTAATTTCATTAACGGAGAATTTGAGAAAAAAGATACAATAGCCAGCCTTTATTATTCTATAGAAAATAATACTGTGGGAGAAGCAGCATTGATATCTATCGAAGAAATTAGCGAAGAAACTATATCAGGTTTATTCCTCAGCGAACCTGTAAAAAAAGGTCATGTACGCAGGTTCCGCAAAGGATTTAATACTACACACAGTAGTAAGATCGCCATTTGTGCAAAATTAAAGCATCTTATAGAAACAAATAGAATGAAGATTAATTCTAAACAATTGATATCAGAATTAAAGACTTTTGTGGCAAAAGGCATTAGTTTTTCTGGAAAAACGGGCAGTAATGACGATTTAGTTAGCAGTATTTTATTAGCATTGCGTATGGCTATGATTCTGCAAGAATGGGATCCTGCGGTATATGATAAATTCCGTGAAGAATTTGATAACGAATGGGAAATGCCTTTGCCCATTTATATAAACACATATTAGCATAAATAATTGAATATGCAGCCTATACAAATAATCAGCCAGGATGTTTTCGACAAAATACGCAGTCGGTTTTCTAACCTAGAAATGGGAGATCAAACAGGCGCCGTAACTATTGATCCTACAGAAGCAAGATTTTTTGATTTTGATTTTGTAGTCGAAGGTAATAATTTAGGGCGGGTTAGTATTAGTTTAAATGATCTAGGCAGTTTAAAAGTCTACTATAGTCAGGGTATTACTGAAAATCATGATGATCCTGTAAAGAAAGAATGGTTTAATTTTTTAAGAGAAATGCGATATTTTTCCATGCGCAGACTACTACGTTTCGATACTAGAGATATCGCCAAAACAAACCTTGATAAAAATGATTTCAAACATCTAGCAGTTACACAAGGGCCAGAGGAACCGGATATGAAAAATATGAATGAATCGCGATGGGATGGTAAAAATTCTCGCAAGACCAGTCGTGCAGTTGCAGGTAGAACTGAAGTTATTGTACGCCACGCAAAACCAGTAGAAGAAACTTATCCTGGCGCACGTAGTCAAAAAAATAACATCAAAGCAATCTTCATTCAAAATGCAGATGGTGAACGATACAAGTATCCATTTATACATCCAGCTGGTGCATTTGCTATGGCACAACATGTGGACCACGGCGGCATTCCTCACGATCCTGCCGGTAAGGCCATTATTCAAATGAGTGAACAAATTGCTCAATTACAAGAATTTCAACGTAAGATTCAGCGCACAAGTCTACACGATGATGCACACGGTATTGCAGAAAGAGCGGTAGGAAGATTAAATGAGCTTAAAGCCAAAATTAATGCGATCGGCAAGCGTCACCATTATGAAAATTGGATGATGGAACTTACCAATCAGCCAACACTCGACGATGACATTATGGAATTAGATGCTGTAACTATGGAGGAGTATAAGAGTAAATTTACACAAAATACTTTCCAAGAAGAATTAGCCGGTTACTTTCCTCTATTACATAAGATCATGAAAGAAACAAGTCGTATTGAACTGGAAGATTATGTATCCGAAGTATGGGATGATGAAGTCGGATATGATACGGACGATCCAAAACACCCCGAATATGCAGAACGGAAAGCAGACCAAGCCGATTATGAAAGAAAACGTCGTAGAGAAGAACCTAATGAATCATTTGAAATGTGGGCCGAAGCAGTTGAACAAGGTAAACTAACAGATGATCAAATTGCTGCATTAAAACAGGCATTAGATCAATTACCAACAGGTACCGAAGGCCCGACATTACAATTAGGCCCAGAAGGACAAACTGCAATCCAATTCTTTAGTGAACTCGGCATCGATGATAAAGAATTAGAAGAAAAATTAGAAGCTGCTGCAAAATTAGATCCCGCTGCAAATGGATTAGATGCATTCGCGTTATGGGTAGAACAAGATTATCCAGAGTTAGGAGTAGTATTAGGTATTAGTGGCACAGTTGAGCAACCACCTGCTCCTGCTGCCGAAGCAACACAGCCAGACAGTGCTACACCCCAATCTACTAATATCATGTCGGCAGAAAATGATGAAGCAACTATGGGCAAAGGAATGATGCCAAAAGAAAGTATGATTAAAGAAGTGGCAAAAATTGTAAAGAGTTTTTATAATCGAGATAATCCAGAAGTTGGACCATTTCGTGGACATGAAGGCATTGCTATAGATGTTAAAAAATCAATATCAGAAAAATTCGGTGAAGAGGCCGGAGAACAGGCAAGAGAAATAGCTGAAAAATTTATGGAAAAATTAGCGCAAGAATGGCATCAAAAACATGGCAAAGTAGAACATGATGGATTAGCAAGACTCAAAGAGCTATTAGGCAACGTTAAGACCAAAGTAGAAGGGCTAGGTAATTCAGGAAAAGAATCTAATGTAGATGAAGCTGAATGGGATCATGATCCATTTAGAGATGGGTCAGCTAGTGACCACGCGACTGACCCTGCTAGCCAGACTGCTGCTTTAAAAGATTTTGTCATTGAATTATGGAAAGATGGAAATAGCCTGAACTATATTGCACATGCAGTAGCCGGTAATAGTCCAGAAACTAGTCCATCAAAAGAGCAGATTCAAAAAATTATAGACGATTATCAAGAACAAGAAGATGGCGGCGAGTGGGACGATTATCAAAATGATGATTCCGATTACGCAAAAGATCATCCTGATCATCCTGGATATCACAGCGACGATGATTGGGCTTCATATCATGACGAAATTAGCGATATGGATGAAGGTAAAACTCTGGAAAGAATATTGAAACTTTCTGGTTTGAAAAAAATTAAATAAAAATAGTTGACATGATAAATAAAGTAGCATACAATAAACCGTATGCTACTTTTTTCTTTTTAGTCAGTTGGCTTTAAAGAAATGGCATAACAAAGGCAATACATTAAGGAGAACATTATGGCCTCATTAGCAGAAATTCGCGCAAAGCTTCAGGCAAGCGCACAAACCGGTAATAACCAATCAGGTGGCGGCGACAACGCCATTTATCCACACTGGAATATCTCAGAAGGACAGACTGCAACAGTTCGTTTCCTTCCAGATGCAGATCCAAACAACACTTTTTTCTGGATTGAACGAGCAATGATCAAGCTGCCGTTTGCTGGCATTAAGGGCGAAACCGCCAGTAAGCCAATTCAGGTACAAGTGCCTTGTATGGAAATGTGGGGCGAGAGTTGTCCAATTCTTACAGAAGTTCGCCCATGGTTTAAGGACAAGAGCCTTGAAGATATGGGGCGTAAGTATTGGAAGAAGCGTTCATATCTATTCCAGGGTTTTGTTGTTGATAGTAAGTTACCCGAAGATCGAGTTCCAGAAAATCCAATTCGCCGCTTTATTATGAGCGCACAGATTTTTAACATTGTTAAGAACGCACTTATGGACAGTGAGATCGAAGAGTTACCAACAGATTATGTTCGTGGCCTAGACTTTAAGATTGTCAAGACCAGTAAGGGAGGATTTGCTGATTACACAACTTCAAACTGGGCACGCCGTGAACGTGCGCTCGGTACGGAAGAACAGGCAGCAATTAACAAATACGGCTTGTTTAATCTTTCCGAATTCTTACCCAAGAAGCCGGGTCAGGTTGAGCTCAAGGTCATGAAGGAAATGTTTGAAGCGTCAGTAGATGGCGAAGCATACGACATGGATCGTTGGGGCCAGTATTTCAAGCCAGCTGGGTTTGGTGGCGGCGGTCAGGCGACTGGATCCACAACTTCTCCCAAGGCTGCTGCTGTAGCCAGTGACGATGTGGACTCTGATGATGAAGTGGTTGCTCCTAAGGCCAAGGTCAAGGTAGCAGAAACTGAGTCAGCGGGTGGCGATGCCAGCAGTCGTGCTGCTGATATTATTTCAATGATTCGCAAGCGTCAGACAGCACAATAAAAGGAGATAGATTATGGGAAAGGCCTTCGACATTTCGAAGTTCCGTAAATCTATTACCAAATCGATTGACGGACTTGGAGTTGGGTTTAATGATCCAACAGACTGGATTTCGACCGGTAATTATGCCCTTAACTATCTAATCAGCGGGGACTTCTTTCGAGGAGTCCCCCTTGGTAAAGTTACGGTATTTGCTGGTGAATCTGGTGCAGGTAAGAGTTATGTCTGCTCAGGTAATATTATTAAACATGCTCAAGAACAGGGCATTTATGTTATCTTAGTTGATAGTGAAAACGCACTTGATGAAAAGTGGTTACACGCTCTCGGTGTTGACACAACAGAAGAAAAGTTGCTGAAGTTAAACATGGCAATGATCGACGACGTGGCAAAAACCATTAGTGAGTTTATGAAAGAATATAAGGTTATGCCAGAAACGGAACGACCAAAGATTCTTTTTGTAATTGATAGTCTTGGAATGTTAATGACTCCGACTGATTTAAATCAGTTTGAAGCGGGCGATTTAAAAGGCGATATGGGTCGTAAACCCAAGGCATTAACAGCCCTAGTTCGAAACTGTGTTAATATGTTTGGTAGTTGGAACGTTGGATTAGTTTGCACTAATCACACATATGCCAGCCAGGATATGTTTGATCCAGATGATAAGATTAGTGGTGGTCAAGGCTTCATTTATGCAAGTTCTATCGTAGTCGCTATGCGTAAGTTAAAGTTAAAGACAGATGCAGATGGCAATAAAACTTCTGAAGTGCATGGCATTCGTAGTGCCTGTAAGATCATGAAAACTCGATATGCTAAACCATTTGAAAGTGTGCAGGTAGAAATACCTTATTCGACCGGAATGAGCCCGACATCCGGATTGGTTGACATGTTCGAGAAGATGAATGTATTATCCAAGGTGGGCAACAAGTTAGCATATACTGATAAAGAAACAGGTGAAATTATCGCAGAGTTCCGCAAGAACTGGACTGAAGATAAATTACATTTGATTATGAAACAGTGGGATGCTAATGCTATCTTGACTGCTACACCCCAATCAGAAGAAGAGGAAACATGATAGAAGAAGATATGATCATTGAGATGTGGGACGTATTCAAAGAGTATATCCCCGAAAAAAATAGGGAAGTTGCCGCTAGTCACTACGTGGATTTCCTATTAGGCCGTGATGTCGGATTATCTGTATTAGGTAATATTACTGGATACGATCCTCATATGGACTCCGCTATTAATCTTGCCCTCAAGGAAGATACCGATGACGAGTTTGAAGATGAGGACGAGGATAATTGGAATTCTGACGAAGACGACGAGGAATATTAATGAGTTGGTATGCTAAGGTCAGTAAAGACATAGCACATCTTCCTCAATGTTTAGAATATTTCTATTCCGAGCTGGACGAGGCACGATTCGAAGTCAAAATCCACGGTAGCGTGGAAAAGGCTTCGGCGTCCTTGCCCGGCATCGTTGAACAAAGATTTAATCAATTACAAGAAATAGAAGCTGTTCTCGAATACCTCAATATAGAATTGCGACGTGTAAAATCTAAATCTTTTAAAAAGTATTTGGAAAATTATCAGCGGGCGTTAAGCAGTAGAGATTGCGAAAAATACGTGGAAGGCGAAGCAGATGTAGTTGATATGGAAAAGATTATCAACGAATTTGCCATGCTGCGTAATCAATGGTTAGGCATTATTAAAGCATTGGATATTAAACAATGGCAGTTAAGCAATATTATTAAACTTCGGGCTGCGGGCCTTGAAGATATTACAATTTAAGTATATAATAACTATATGATTACCGTAGAAGATTTAATCTTGCATTTAGCATATAGTCCTGGAATTGTTGTTAACGCATGGGATCAAAAAATAATTTACAGTTTTGCTGATCAGATTAGTCAAAATTCGGGATTTACAGAAAAACAAGCAGCGTTGGCTGTAAAGATTTTAAAAAGACATAAGAAACAACTAGATAACGAATTAAAATTATATATTGGTGATTTTTTTGAAAATCCCCAGTACAAATTTCCAATAAGAACCATTAATAATTCCAAAAAAATCTCGATAATTTCGACAGATCATCGAGAAAAATCTATCAAAGTGGAATTTCCATATAATGAAACTTATATAAATCATATACGACAAAATAAAGATAGATTGGATCTTGCAGTATGGGATAAAGAGGAAAAATCTTGGATTTTTTCGTTATCTGAAAATAATTTAAAATTTTTAATGGATCTTTCTGTTAAAGAAAATTTCATAGTGGACAAAGAATTTCAAAATTATTGTGATCAAATACTCGAGGTTATAAAAAATATAGAAAATTATATTCCTATGTTAACTATGGAGAATAATCAGTTAAAATTTAAGAATATTTCAGAAAATATTCCAAAATTGAATACTAATGATTTAATAGAAGCATTATTTGAAGCAAGAAAATACGGTATTACTACCCTCGATGATTCGGTGTGTACCTTGTTAGATAACATCAATATACCAGATGTAGTTAAAGACTTTTTAAAGACTGATCCTAGTGAAAATTACCATTTAAATTCGGAAAAATACGCAATTTCCGAATTAACGTTTTTTGTAAAATATCTAAATCCCTGTTTGTTTATTATTCCAGGCGGTGCTGAATTAGTTGAGTTAAAAAGATCTTTAAACTTTTTGAACAGTTTAGAAATCCCTAATGAGCATATTAGTGTAATGTTTAGATTGCCGTCGGAAACTGATAAAGAATTCAATGATTTTGTTAAAAATTCTAATTTAAACTCCCCCTTAGATGAAAATACCAAAATTGTTTTTATCAGCGGAAAACTACCAAAGCCTGTGTTAAGTTCTAAAATACATTTTAATTCAATTATTAATCTGGGTTTTAAAAATGCACATTACGGTATTAAAAATTATATATTGACCCATGAAAATTCGATATCTTTTACCAAAGAAATACCTCAGAGAGAATTTAATTTTGAAATCGTGTAAAATTGTAATTAAAGATGAAGTCAACATTAAGATAGATAATTTAGATCTTGATGCCCGTAAGGCTTTGGTTAAAAAGTTTAAGTTTGTAGACCCTACTGCAAGGTATAGACCTGCATTTAAATTAGGAAGATGGGACGGTACTGTCAGTTTTTTTGGAATCGGCGGGACTACATATCTTAGTATGCTAGAAAAAGTTTTAGAGTATTTAGAAAGTAAAAATTATTATATCGAAGTAGAAGATTTAAGAACTAGCCCACCTTTGGAATTTCCTGAAATTGCCGAAGATTTTTGGGGTGATATGACCTGGCCACCTGGGCATATTGCACACGGACAGCCGATCGTTTTAAGAGATTATCAAGTGGAAGTTATCAATAATTTTTTAAAAAATCCACAGGCATTACAAGAAGTTGCTACTGGTGCGGGCAAAACAATTATTACGGCAACCTTATCAAAAATCTGTGAAAAATATGGAAGAACAATAACTATTGTTCCTAATAAAGGTCTAGTAGAACAAACTGAAGAAGATTTTGTCAACTGTGGATTAGATGTTGGAGTATATTATGGAGATCGTAAAGATCTTAATAAAACTCACACTATCTGTACGTGGCAAAGTCTTAATATTTTAGAAAAGAAATCGCACGATGCCGAAGATGATGTCATAACATTGGCAGAATTTTTGGACGGTGTAAAGACGGTTATTGTCGACGAAGTACATATGGCCAAAGCCGAAGTATTAAAAAAGTTACTAACAAACAATCTATGTAATGCTCCAATTAGATGGGGACTAACTGGTACCATACCTAAACAAGATTTTGAATATCAAGCATTACGGGCTAGTTTAGGCGACGTTATTAATCATATTTCTGCACACGATTTACAACAAAAAGGTGTTCTAAGTAATTGTCATGTTAAAGTTTTACAAACGGCCGAATGGAAAGAATTCAGCGGATACGCAGAAGAATTAAAATACTTGGTTACCGATGAAGATCGAATGACCTATGTCAGTAATATAATAAGAAAAATCGGTGATGCCGGCAATACTTTAGTATTAGTAAATCGAATCGATTCGGGTAAATTTATTATAGATCAAATTCCAGAGGCAGTATTTGTTTCCGGAGAGGTCAAAACTAAAGATAGAAAAGAGGAATACGATGAAATTAAAACCGCAGACAATAAAATTATTGTGGCTACTTATGGGGTGGCTGCTGTGGGGATTAATATCCCTAGAATTTTTAATTTGGTGTTACTCGAACCCGGCAAAAGTTTTGTTCGTGTCATCCAGAGCATCGGGCGCGGTATAAGAAAAGCCGACGACAAAGATTTTGTACAAATTTGGGACATAACTGCGTCAACTAAGTATGCAAAACGGCATCTTACTGAACGTAAACGGTTTTATAAAGAAGCCAAATATCCCTTCACAATTGAAAAGGTAAAGTATCAATAATGCAAATTTTAACATTAGAAAACAAGACATTTTTTTTAAATGACCTACCAGACGAAATAGATGAGGATCTTAGATTTTCTGTTTTAGACAACAGCGATAATCAAAATCCAGATCATTTCTTTGTTCCGTTAATATTTTTAGAAAGTTTTACAGGTCCTGCTGTAGTACTAAAAATTGGAAAACATGAACTAACCATGCCATTAGATTGGTGTGCCGTGGTAGGAGATCCTGAAGGCCCGGACATGGAGGTACTACCTTTAACCAGCCTTAATGATAGAGGATTTAAAACTTTTTGTTTTAATCCCTTAAGTGACTTTCGACCGGATTTCTTAGACATTGATATCATCGACGTTTATCAAGATGTTAAATGGTATTTTCCCAAGATGCGTCCAGGGCAATTATTATGTACTCCTCTACATGGAGGAGAAAAGCCGCGTTGTGCGTATTTTGTTAAAGAAGTTTCTAGACAAAGTGAAATATTAGATTATACTAAATGTTGGTAATATGGATTTAAAATTAGCAAAAGGAATGATTGGAGGAATGGCATATAGCCAGGGTAGAAATAAAGTTTCTGGTAGGCCTGTAAAAGTAATCACTGTAACCGAACAAGATCTTGTAGATATATATAATAATCAACAAGGAAAATGCTATTGGTCTGGTCTTCCTCTTGATGAAAAATTTAACAAAATTAAACATCATCCTTTTGCAATAAGTCCAGAAAGATTAGATAACGCATTACCTTATAATAAAGAAAATTTGGTATTGTGTCGAAGAATGTTTAATTTAGGTAGAATGG